TTCTTGTTTAGCTGCTTTATCTCGTTATCAATGAACTCGAGGTGTTCCTCTGTGCTAGAATATGGGGCTGGCTCTTGATTAACAATCTGCTGTACTATGTCATCATAAGACGAAATGCGCTCATTGTATTTAATAGTTAAGCTGTCGTTGTCCCACATCGCCATAACTCGAACAACCTTACCGCTCTGCTCATGCACTGTGACGAGTACCGGCTCGGCGTAACCATCATCATTAATATCAAACTCAGTTATTTGCTCTAAGAATTTGTAGTTTTCATTATCAATGGTGTTTTCAATTTCATCGGTAAAAATCGAATCTATATCAAGCCACAACTCAGAATTGATACGCTCTGTTATTTCGTTTCGTGTGTAGTATCTAATGTGAGTAAAAAAATGGGGCTCATCCAACGTTTGGCATTTGTTGTTAATAGAGAAGTCGGGGTAGCTAACCAGCTCAGAGCAGTTATGACCTAAGCCTGAATCAAAGTAAGTCTTTTTAAAAACCGAGCCTTGAGCAGCCAAGCGATAAAACAAACGCTCTTGTTGTGGTCGCCAACTCTTGTCCTCGAAGTTAACCTGCCAATTCATGTGCTTTTTAACGCGGTCTGATGCGTCTTTTATTTGTTCGTTGTCTTTATCTTCAAACTCGATATTGATCAAATCAGGACTGGCCAGAATCTCCATTACAGCCTTATCACCAAAGTCTGCTATAGCTTGGTTTGCTATCTGTGATTTATAGTTAGATGCTCCATCCCACGGTTTATCTTGAGCTTTAGAGTCTGGCTCACATAGTTTTATACCATCCTCTAGCACAACACACCAGTCACCCATCGAGGCCTCATTGTCATTGTGTGCCTCGATAACTCTAGCGCCTAGCTTGTTTAGTTCTTCCTCGCTCATGTCATCAGCAAGATTCTTGTTTTTAATTGCGTCTAGTAGCTTTTTCATTTACCAATATTCCCGTGAGTTCTGGTTTTGATACTCGTCTTCATCATCTGCGTGTATTATATCATACTTGCTTTTAGCGTGGCGCCTCATCATATAAGCATAGCGTAAAGCGTCGAGTAAATCGTCACCAACTTTAACTATCTTTCCATTGTCGTCACGGTGGTAGTTTGTGAATTCTTCTAGTAATTCCATTACACCGGAGGACTTAATAAACATTAGCTTTTTGTTTTTAATTAAGTTGTAAAGCTCAATTATGCCAGCCTCAACACCGTTTCCACCATTTGGCCATGTCGCCTGTTTAAATAGCATATCCCAGCCGCGCGACTTGTAATAATCTTTTTGCTCCCTGCCTGAGCCTTTCTCAGACTGAAAACCATCGTGAGGCCATGCAGTCGGGACGCCATTGGCCCAGCTTTTTATAATCTCCCAAACCTCATAAGGCTGCTTTTTTGATGCTTTGTAAGCATTGGCCACATAAATGATATCGCTATCATTATCTATCCATAGTTGTATGTGTGCCTGTGGATGGTCCCAGCCAAAATCCATGCCGTTTATAATAAACCAGTGGCTAGGGCATTTCATTGGGTCAACTATGTTGTCATGTATATCTAAATCAAATATCAGGCCAGCACCAAGTAATGGTAAACCCTTGGTTCTCATGTCCCGTTGGTATGGTGGGAATTGAGAAAGTAAAGCCTCTTTAGTTTCTTCTGTTAAATGCTCGGCATCGTCCCACGTTGCCCTCTGCATATACTGAGACTTGCCAGGTTGATCCATAAAGTTAATGACTAGCTCAGTTCGACCGTTCTCAGGTGTAAAGGTTAATATTCCTCTACCACCTTTACCCTTGTCACCCGTGGCTGTCCTTGTTATAACCTGTGGATAAATTGTGGAATCTTTTGGCTCCTCATCTATGTGATACCAGTCAAGGCTGTCACCCATTAAAGCGTGCTGGCCTTGGGTGTATGACCAAAATTGCAAGCGAGATATACCACCGGACTTATGACGAACTCTCACCTCACGACAGCAGCGGGGCGTTCCCATCATTGGCAGGGCGTCAACTATCCTATCTTTAGGTATTAATCCACCAGTTAACTCACCGCCAGAGTAAGTACCAACAATTGGCATTTGCAGTAAGTCACGAATCTTTTCACCTGAGTAACCAAGCACCCAGATTAGCGGGGCGTGTTCAAACCTATGCCCCGTCCAACCTTCGGGATAATCACCTGTAGCATGAATAGCATCAACCAAGCAGCCAGTATAAGTCTTGCCCACTCGGTTAGCGGCCATGAGCATTGATGAGCGGTGGCTTAACGTGCTACCAATAAACTTATGCTGCCAAGGATATAAAGAGTCGAAAACTTTCGAGATTGTTGTTAAACCTCGACGCCTCTCTCTTTCTTTCAGTAACAACAAAAGCCGCTCTTTATCTGCGCGGCTTAACTTGTTTATCTTGGCTTTGTTAGCTAGTGACTCTATTTGTGAATCACTTATAGCTTGCTCGGTTTGCATTAAGTGTCAGATTTTTGGTCTGAGCCAATGATTTTTAATATCGTGCCATTGACCGAGCCGGTCACTCTAATGTCATCTAAAAAAGCAAACTCAACTCTATTAAAATCAGTCACCGCAGTTTCAAAAGAAATCCAATCGCCACCTATTTTAACGTCAATAGCTATATTATCGTCACTGTAAAAATCATGCGTTGATGAGCGAGGGATTGCTCTATGGCTAGTGGTGTCAAGCTCTGACAGGGTTATAACCTCACCGCTATCTATTGTTGTGTCTAGTTTGTATCTTTGAATGCTCATTGTGTTTCCTTATTTGCTTATAGCTTTAATTGGCTTGGCGTTAATTGCTATTGATGTTATTTGGCTTGCGCCTATGCTAGATATAAACCTATTGTCACCACCGAAAGATGGGGTTTTAAGTGTGAAGTCATCCATTGTTATATTTAACGTGCCGATTGCAGGATTATCAAGAGTGCCACTGGCTGACATTGTGAAATCATCCATAACAATATCAATAGTGCCGATAGCATCATTTGTGGCGCTCCCGCTAGCAGTCATTGTGAAGTCATTCATCGACACCATTATAGAGCCGAAAACATCCTCACCAGCCTGCCCAGTTGACAGCATGGTAAGGTCGTCCATTGTTGCATTTAGAGCTCCGTCTTCAGAGCTCCATACGTTAGGCGCGACCCCCCAGGTATTAACAGCACTCATGATGTCGTGCCTTTTATTCTCATGCCATCAGTGTCGGCGCCAAGTGGGTCGTAAGCGTCACCCCATATAGTTTCCCCTAACGTGGGCGTGTTTACCATTACACTTAGATTGTCACCAGTGACATTAACAGTGCCATTAAACACGATATTTCTACCCTCATCCCACATCACTGAATCATATGTACCATCTGGCACGCCCGTAGTTGTTATATCGAGCATTGAGCTGTTGTATGCTGCGTATTGTATATCACCAGCCTGCTCTAAATGTGAGTCTGTCTTGAGGTGCAGTTGATCGCCACCAGTTAGATCAATAACTGATAAATCACCACCATTTCTTGCAAATGAGTTATTAGCTATAACACTATCGAAAGCCGCTCTCATGTTGGCAATATTTTGAGGTGTCCCTGTATTTGTGCCAACTGGAAAGTAACACAAAAAATGATCAACACCGAAATCTGTATTAATAGCTGTCAACGTAGTTGTTAGGTTTGTTATCATGTCGTTTGTAGACATACCGTTATCAGTATCAGTTTCGCCACCGATGCTAGTTGAAAACTCTAGCCCTTGGCAAGCAGTATTAAATGCTGCTATGTTTAGGTAGTTAGCCCCCGCGGGTTGCCACTGAGTTATACTAGTGCCGCCTACAGCTACATTTCCTATGCACACTGGTATGCCTATATCGCTATACATTTGTGCATAATTGGCACTGGGTTGTCATCTATCGGGGTAACTGTTTGAAGGTTATCCCCTCGCCCGGCTGCGTTAGATTGCCACCAAACCGCTATACAAGCTGCCGAGGTTATTCTTAACACGTTGTCCGTGGCTATTGGGTCATTACTCAATCGAACTGTTAAATCGTACTGACCAGAAAAGGTTATGTCACCACTAAACAAATCAGCAGCAGGTGCAGGGTCGAGAGTCAGCCAAGGTCCATCATCAAGCTGATATTCAACCGTTGTAGCTGTGCCAGTTGTTGAGCCTGCTACAGTTATAGTGACCTCGTTGTTAACATCTCTTTGCTTGCAGAAATTATGCGTTGCTGGGAACCCGTCAAGCGTGTCAATTGAGATCCCTTCAGTGCCACCAATGAACCCGCCTGTTGTAAATCCTGTCAAAGTCCCATCTTGACCGTCCGTTATATCTGGCAGCGAAGAAGACCCTATTGGCTGTATAAAATCATAGGTTCTAGTGTTGTTACTGTCACCTTGTACCACTACCGAGCTGTTAATTACACCTAAATACTTCGACTGAAAGTTATTGCCAGAACCGAAAGCATTGAAAGTCACAGGCAAGGCTGAACTTTTTACGTTAGTGCCAACACCCACGATCTCATTGGTAACAACTGTCCCAACACGGGTAAAGCGCCCTTCATACTCCTGCCCGACTATAAGGCCACTAACATCACCCTGGGTTCCCGCCACTTTTAGTCGAATTTTGCCAGCGCTTAATAATTGTATAAAGCTGTCACTAGTATTGACATCACCAAGTAAAGTCCCACCGTTATCTATATACGTAAAGCTCGGTATATGTATATCAAAGTCACCCGTCTCTGTCCAAGTTGGGATAGGCACATAACCCGTACCATCAAATTGTAAAGCCATATCTAACCCCTACAAATTACCGCCATTAAGCACATAAGATGAAATAGAGACAGGCACGCCAGAAACCAAATCAACCGTATTCAGATTTAAATCACTACCCGACAATCCAACATCACCGTCCAACACAAAATTACCATTACTGTCTACCTCACGAAACCATGTTGCCGTACCGGTAACCAAAGCATTGGCGCTTGTGATTGCGCTAGCTGTTAATACACCCCCGCTAGCTGCTGGACTTGATGGATTACTAAACACGGGCTCAGCCAGGAGAGTGGTAGCAGCTCCGCCAGTTACAGGCCTAACTCCATTGTAAATTCTGATTGAACCAGCACCTGCACCCGCATCCCTCGCTGCTGTAACCTGATCTAGTCTTGCGTTTGCTAGTGATTCATTGATTTTAATTGTCATTATTTCCCGCCTTTTGATTGCTTTATATACTCAGCTATTACTTGCTCAGCAGTTTGATTTGATTTGTTATACTGCGATGTGTAAAACATGATGATAGCGCCAGCAAAGCCAATTGTTATAACCCTGTTTATATACTTCTTTACGTCATTGATACTTGAGAATACTGATTGATGAGCTATTGCTTCATCTTGTAGATTGCGAACATCAGCCCTGATTTGTGGAAGTTCTTGCAATGCGCTTGTTACTTCAACAAGTCTAGCCTGCCCGTCTTTAATTTCTACTATTGCCGCCGCCATTGTTTCCATTGTCTGCTGAAGATGCTCGTTCGTTCTCGCTTGCATCTCTACTATATGTTCCACTTTCTGGTTCATCAGAGCTAAGTCTGTTGACCAAGGTTTCTCCTGCTCGTCGCTCATACTTTATCACCCACACAAATACCTCGGCTAGCTTTATCGCTATCACGGCGAGAACTGGGTATAGAATCACTAAAAAACAGAACATGAATAGCATCAAATAAAATACTCACAATACAAACAACCTCGATAGCCCTATAAACATCGCCAAAAATCTCACTAATATTAAATAATATAGCATACATACTATTATTTAAAAACAAGGTGATTAAGAAGCAGTCAAACAGGGCGCACATAGCAAGCAGTATAACAAGTAGATTTGATTTTGTTTTTGATATGTCAATGCAAGCACATACAACAACAAGTTTTACAAGCGCAACTATTGCTGTGGTTATTATAGCAGATTGCGGGAGAGACAGCCCGAAAGCAAAGTTTATGTTATTTGATACGAAGTCGATTGATTGATGATATGTTAGAGCCTCAAAGATGAGACTCACACACAGTGCAAAGGCTAGTTTCATTACTTGCGCTTCGTTGGTTTCTTTGGTTTTGGTGGCGTTTTAGATTTACCCATTATCATCTCCGGTTAGTTGACGGTTTAATTAGTATAGCATTACTTTGCTACACCTTTAATCTTTTCAACAGTTCTTAAACCAGCAAGGCCGAGCATTGCAAGCGTTAGCTCCATCATTACATCAATTGGCAGCTCAGGTGCCCCAATCTCTGGCATTATCCAAGCTAATACCGGGTTGATAACAAACGCGAATAGAAAACCAAGGCCACACACCCACATCAAGAAAGGTCGAGCACCCGCAACAAATGTTGATCGATGCTGAGCTTGCACTTTATTTATCTCAGCTTGAACCAGCGCAGGGTGTTGCTCAATCTTCTTAAGCATTACCTTGGCTTGCTCTCGCTCCTCATCGCTAGTAAACAGCTCGTCAAATATATTTCCAACTGCTTTGATTGGCTCTGCTGCGCCTACGCTAAATAGATTACTAAAGAAACTCATATAAACACCGCCAGCATAAGGAATAAAATAAACATAATAACAACAGCGAACATGACTCTCTTATAAAACCATTCACTCATGTTAAAACCCTCCCACAATAGTAATCATAAGCAGCCATATAATCACTAGCTGCTGCCTTGCCGTGAACCGTGTTCCAGTGCTTTTTACAGTAATGACCCATTGCATGCTTATCCTTTGAATCTGGCAGGGCCTCCGGCTTCATGAATAACCTTTGCCTCGCCATTAGTATCTGGTACTGTAAATCATACTCTAGCTTACTTGCTGTTTGCTCGCCCTCCCAAATATAACCAAAGTGGCTAGCGTTAATCTCGCAGCTATCACCATTAATCCAAGTGTCATCATGTGTGGCAACCTCCATTTCCCATGCGCCGAGAGCTGGCCCGTTATTGGTTTGCCTAAGATAAGTACCAAGCTTTGACTCATGGGCCGCTATCATCATTAACAACTCAACAGCATCAACACTGTAGCCGCTTGGTATCTGTTTTAGTGTGCGAGTTATTAGGTTTCTTAGTTGTGTTGGGTTGATCATATACTACCCCTTTAATGGGTGTTTCTTTGGGCTTCTTTTGCCTGCCGGTCTTTTCTTTGGGTTTGTTGGGTTCATGCCTCACCTATTTAAATTGAATGTGACTTTCAGAATGACAGAGAGCTAGATACAACCTCTCAACAACAACGGAGTAATCACCCGACACCCCAGCTAACTTTGCCGCCGCATTCGCCAGTTCCAGTTGCTGCCTAATATTTTTATTCCTAAGGCCGTCTCTTTTTGATTGAGTTTCAAGCTGTCTAACCCTTTTCTTAAGGTATTTCTTCTTGTTTAACTTGCTCACACATCACCTCTTAATATCATATCTATCTTATACATGTCATTGTCATACTCATCACAGCCGAGCACCATCTGATTAGTAACGCACTGCCCAGGAATAAACGGCGCGTTATCAACACTGCCGCACTCTCTATTGTCAGGTTTAAACATATCTTCTACATCCCATATTAATTCCTTGTACTCAGTGTAATACAGCTCGTTAGTTGTATTGGTGCCTGGTTGCCACGGTTTAAACTGGTTTTTATATGCAATAGTCATGTTATCACCTGTTAATAGTGTTCGCCTGTGTTGCCGTTCTGCCCGATGTTATTAATGCGCTCATCGCTGGGCCATTTATTCATATTGTTATTGTTAATCAATGCGCGTCTATGCTTGTTGAGTTTATCAAGCTGCTTTTCGAGTGTTAGTATCTCGTTGTCAACTCTTGCTAGCTCTGATATTTGTTTGATTTGGTTACTTGTCATAATTCATAATAGTGCCCAATCTACTGCCACAAAAATAAAAATTACCACGCCAGTCATCACCCAGTGAAGCAAGAGCATGAAACATAAATCAAACTCACTATCATGCTTACTCTTGTTTTTTGCGTTGCTTATCTTGGATTTAGTTAAATTAATTTTACTTCTTATTCTTTGTATTTCGTTCGTTGTAGGATAAGCGTACATTCGCCTTTTTGTATTATTCATCTTCACCACCAATTAACCTACCAAGCTCATCGTCAATGTCATCATCAGTCATATCAACAATAGTAGTCGTCTGCTGAATCTCTTGCTTATCTCGCCAATCTTCTTTGAATCGGTTTTTCATGTTGAACTGGTACATAGTTGCGTTCATTCCTTCGATTCCGCCAAACGTACCTTTACGCCCTTCCTTCTCCCACCACCCTTGACACAAACTATCGCCAAGCTTGACGGCTTCTAGGAAGTCAGGCTGATGATTTGATTTAGATGGATTAAGCCAATCCAAGAAAGTCTGGTAACATATTGATAAATCAAGACAAACCTCTCTGCGACTTCCGCCCTCTTTCATTATATCAATAGCCTGCTGACAAAACTCAGGCTTATACTTTGTTGGGCTGCCGAATACATAACCCTCTGGCTTTTCTTTTTTACTCATTACTGCCGCCTATTGATATTATTCTTATGTAGTCTGCGTCACGATCTTCTTTTGTCTCATAAACCCAGTACTTGCAGCACCGCTCATGAAAAACAAACTCAATAGAGTAAATCGGATCATCCGCAAAATAACGCAACTCACCACAATTATCTTTGACAGTCGTTTCTGTTAATTTGACTATCGAGGTTGCTAAATTTATATTTATGGCCACGTTTGAAAGCAAGACCTCATCATCACTGCCAGGTTCAACTTTGGTGAAAACGTCGGTACTTGGTGTTATAAAATAAGGATTTGGTCTTATGATTGTTAAATTACTCATTCTCACCACCGCTTAACCTGGCTAGTATCTC